GTATTAAATATTTGTATGTTTGGCCTTCCGCTTTGCTGCAACTTTAAGTATTCGTGAATTTGAATCTTTCCTTGTATTCTATTTTTATCAGCCCTGCGTAATTTATGTCCTTCTTTTTGTAAGGACTCACCCACAGTAGGGCCTGTTGTTCCTGTCTTTGCCCAGGCTGATGTATCTAATACACCTGGAACAGAAAATGGATCTTCTATTTCCATTTCTGTTATTATACACCCCAAATCAACTCCTGTCAAGCCTTTTCGGTATAATTCTCGATAAATAATCAAAGTACCGTCAGAAGAATCAACTGCTGCCCATATACAGGCACTTTCAGAAGCATAACCGTAGTCAATCCCTTTAGTCCTTTCCCATCCTATCGGGATGAAGAAAGGAGTAATAACGTGTACATCAGGATCAAACTCTGTAAAGGCTGCACCTTCAGTAATATCCCAATTACCTTCAAGAAGTTGTTTACGTTGCACCGGAGGCAATGCCTTCAACATCTCTTCGTATCGTCCATCTGTTGCTAGATAAGGATTATCCGTTAATCTAGCAGGAATAAACTTACGTGTTAAGCCATCATATCCATGAAAAGCTTTCCCTGGTTCTGACGGATCAACATATCGCTTCTTAACCCATGTTGCGCCAACCCCTCCAGGGTTAGCCGTACACCTTAAATAGGGTGTGATAGTAGGATCAGTAGTACGAAGTCTTGAAGAAAGATAGTTCCAACCAAACTCAGTAGGCAAATGGGTTATTTCATCAAAACCAATCCATGAATAGGCTTGACCTTGATAACGATACACATCTGCATCTTTCTCCAAAAATCCAAACTCTATCTTAGCACCACTTGGAAAGTTCCATAACTTCTCTACTTCCCTAAATTTACAACCTGGAAATGCTTTTGGATACAATTCTCTAGATTTATCTATAAGTTCACGAAGTTCTGGCATCGATCTTCGTAAAATTAAGGCTCTATGTGCTGCTCGATTACAATAACGTAATGGATCAGCTAACATTGCAAAGGATTTTCCTCCTCCTGCTGCTCCTCCATAGAGAACATCCAGTTCAGGTGCTGCTAAGAACTCTGTCTGAGGGCCTTCATTGGCCTTAAAGACAATATCTTCTTTTGATTCTTCTAAGAAATCTTTAACAGGTTTAGGTAAATCCTTTAAAGTCTGTTCTTCTGTTACTTGATTATCACTAACAGCATCAAGTTTCTTAAAGATTTGTTTACGATTCTCTAATTTAGCCTTTTTAGATTTTACTTTCTTTGATAGATTTGCTAAATCTCTTTCTTGTTTCTTAACTGCTCTTCGTGCAGCTATCTTTGCTTTTTGTTCAGAACTATAGTTATAACCACGTATAACTGTTCCTTTTCTACGTCCAGCACGTTTCTTAGGGGTGCCGTTCGCTTTTAGAACGAACGACCCATCTTCATTCTGAAGATAGCCTTCGGGATTACTCTCCCAATCGTTCTGAACGTCTGCCATATTTCGTATCTATATGCTTTTGTAATCCTCTTGGTGAAATACTTCTTCCTGTTTTATATTCTAACCAATCAGAACCCATCTGTAAACTGATTTCTTCACCTACAATCATCTGTTCTATGAGTTGTAATGATTCAATCTCTACCTGTATAGGTTCTAAATAGCCTTTTACATCATCAGATAGTTTATATCCAAAAGGAATTGTAGAGGTTTTACGTCTAATAAAACCTTCGGGGATGTCTTTCATTTTAGCTAGACTCAATTTCTTCGTACTCTTCTACATCAATTGCTTCTTTCTGAGGTAAGATAAACAAACCCCCCTGTACATTATGATCAATATTTAACTTTTCTGTCTTTGAAACACCTACTCTATCTAAGATTGTCTGTGCTGCCTGTAACTTTGTATTGGCTTGAGGCATAGGACGATCTGAATTCATAACCTCAATCAGCTTAAAAGCTGCTTGGGGTGCATTGTGAGCTAGAAGGTCTTGAGCCAATTCAACTATCTCTTCTTTTAAACTTTGAATGACTTGGTAGTGATTGCCCTTATATCCAGCTAACTCCGCTGCTTCTTTTAGATCACCTCCCGTATCAATCAAGTAATTAAGAAAAGACTGTTGTTTCTCAGTAAGCTCCTTCTTTTTAGATTTTGCAGTTAAAAAATTCATCATAGTTCACTAGTATACACCTGAATTTAGGTTTTGTCAAGCACTTTCTCAATTATTTTCACGAAACTACTTGACAAAATGAAAATCTAGGTGTATAATAAGATTGTTGAGCCGCCAGGGTTGCATAGTAAATAGGAGGAAGGAGGTTTAATAGACTATATAGCCCGCATAGTCTGGTACATGTACTAAGTTTTGTTAAAATGTACGTGCACTATATCTCTATATGGTAGGGTGGCATGGCCTCCTGCCTAGGGGTATGATGTAGCACTAGATAGTCTGTTAAAGTAGATAGTCTATGATGTCTACGTAGACTTTTCCAAGTATAAGATGCTTGCTATCATCAGATGCTAGTACACATAATCTGTAAGGACTGCTAAGTACTACCTAGACTAAGATTTATCTACTTTACATACTTCATATATCTCAATAACTTATATCATTATAAATACTTCGTAAACTATCAACATATCTCATATGAACATTTCGTTCGCATTCCGTAAAACTCCGGCCCTTCGGGCTACTCTTCGACGGTGTTTTCCGTCATAAACTCACTACATTAACAGTCTTTTAAGGAGACAACATGGCTGCTCAAACTAATACAGGAAGAGGGGATACAAACCCTAGCAATCCTGTAACAACTCGACAGATTGACAAACTGAAACTAAGATTCTCATCTCCTGATGCTGATCTAGTCTTCAGATTCAATCCACATGGCTTGCCTGGTGAAGAAAATCATCAGCCTGACATATACCCTGATGACATAGTGCGTGACACTATCGAGAAGTACTTTGTTCTTGCTGTGAAGCATGGGCTGAGACATGGTGATGTTCAGAAAATCATCGATGAAGATTCATTAGGCGACCATGCGTCTAACATTCTCAAGGCAGTACCTGATCTTCTTGAGAAAGCCAATGAAAGAGCCGTAAATCTTTATGGTGATTTCATTCCACTGGATGCCTCATTACTTGGGGATGCCTTTGCTGAACTTATGTCTAGTTCTGCCGAGCCAACGACAGATACATCATTCTAATCTGTCCACATCCTGAGCAAGATGTAAAACTGCTCATTACTTTTAATGTACGCACCTGAAACAAAGGCTTTGTTGGAACCATGAGATTACTAATATTTGTATGTTGTATTTTGGTTTGTGTAATAGCAGGATTTTCAGCTCTTCTATTCGCAATGGATTCAAAACTAATAGAATCATCTATGATGTTACTAGTTGTATTTGCTATGATGTATACTGTACGAAAGTTACATATTGAAGAGTACTACTAGAATTATGGAGAAGTGCAAAATCATCTTGAATTTAGCATCAGAAATAGGAGCGTTGTCGGCATGACTGATTGTTTTGTTTGTGGTGAAAGATTACGTAATAGTGAAAAGATTACTTCACTTGATTCTGACTATGATATATTATGTTCTTTCTGTACTTTATTTCTAAAAGAAAATGATTTAGATGATGGTGTAACATTAGGTCGTAAGCTTCGTTCTCTTTTAGAATATCAAGGTTATATAGAACATGAAAGAGATGAAGAACCTAATGTATTTGTAGATGGTAATGTAATTGATGCATCTAAATTGTTTAAAGAGGAGTAAAAGCAAGTGAATCGTATTGCAATGACAGACACAGAGCTGTTAATATACAGGCATTTGTTGTTGTCTCATCTGGATTATGTTGAAACTCATAGAACAGATTCAGAATATAGAAGTCTTTCTCTTAGAGAATGCTTACTAGTTATGTTTCCTATGCAAGCTCCTTCTCTTGTAACAACTGATGGAACAAGATTGTCTATTCAAGCTAGTAAAGGACATTATAGTCATTCTGATCTATACTCTGAGAAGTTAGGAATAGAACATCGTTCTAATATAGGGCCTTGGAGAACTTATGAAGTTCTTGGAGGTAATATCATTCAAGAACCTGATGAATCTTGGAGACAATACTGGAGTATTGATGACCAAAGTCCATCAATAC